GGAGTTGAGAATCGGGTCCTGTAAGCTTCTGTAAGCTCGCAGGCGCCGGAGAATCCACTCCGGGGCGTATGCTTCCAGATAGGCGTTGTCCGTATCCGACATACTGTCGAGCGGAATGACGACTATATCGATCTCCGAAACATCGCAGCATCCCTGCTGTGACGTCAAGGACTGGATCAGGCGTCGTTGAAGGTTTAAGGAAAATCCCTCGAACTTGGTATCCATGTAGTTCTCCGTTCCATTTGAGGTTAGTGTTGTATATAACGCTAGTCCAACTAAGGACCGGTAACTCCACGGTAGACCTTGGGAAAGAGATACCCTTATCTCTCTCAACAAAACCGCGAATAGCTTGGGCCATAGACCAATAACCACGCAGATAAATCTGATTGGCTAGTGATACATATGACCCGAGCTCCCGCGGCTTCAAGTGTTTGCCGGTGAAGTTCCAACGACGAACATAGACAGGAGTCACATCGTGACCCTTGAAATAATCGCCGCCACAGGATTCTCTAAAATGTCCTGTGAAAAAGGATTTTTGACGGTTGACCACAAGGCCACAGGCCTCAAGGTCAGCCATCACACCGGCCGCCATTTGAGTGGGTACGATAATGTCATCACCGTACACGGAGACCAATGCAGTTAGGTCTCTTACACTCTGTGATGATGGGCACTTACCGGACTGCCGAAGCAGAGAATCGAGGACGATAGTGAAGAACACCATCGCCTCAATTGGGAAGCATAGTGCAGATCCCATGGAAGCAAACTTCTTTAGAGTAAGAATGCGTCCATCCGGTAGCTGGCTCTTCAACGACCTACAGTCCTCTATGAGGGCAAGAAAAGTAGGACAAGAAGCAAAGATACGACGGACAAGGTCATCACTGATCATATCTGAAGCATCCTTGAGATCGATAGTAGCAAGACTACCATCGATTGAACCAGCACGGGCTAAATCGCGGTTCACTGACTGGTCAGTGAATCTAATGGATCTAAAACCGAGTCGACCAGACTCTAATAGCTCCACTAGAGGAATCATTACACTCTGCTGCATGAGCATCATGTAAGAGGGTTCCACGCAAATAATCCGTGGTGTCTTTAACGTCTTCGCGACTACGGCGACTCTGCAGGTCGCTCGTCCTCTTCGGCAAGGTAACGCAGACGCCCGAAGGTGTCCACGTCATCTTCCCGGTGGGAGGTGTGGTATGAGGC